CAATATACAAACAGCGCTAGGTCAACAGCTAATAGATTTAGACGATGCTATTGATATTCGTGAGATTAGAAACGTAAGGTTAGCTAATCAACTGTTGAAAATTAAGCGCAAGAAAAAACAAGAACGTGATCAAAAGATCCAGCAAGAAAACATCAAGGCGCAAGCAGACGCGAACGCGCAAGCTCAACAAGCCGCTGCTCAAGCTGAGGTACAGAAAAATCAGGCAAAAACTCAAGCGGACATGCAACTCGAGCAAGTAAGAGCTCAAGGTAGATTAAACCAGCTAGAAGCTGAGGTAAGACTAAAGAAAGAGCTTATGCAGTTTGAGTTTGAGTTAAACCAAAAGCTACGTGATCAAGAGCGTGGCCAAGCAATGAAATTAGAGCAAGTTAAGCAAGACGGAAAAGTTAAGCAAGAACAAGCTAAAAAATTCGAGTCTTCAGGTAATGATATACTTGGAAGCGGAGTGGGTTTAGACAAGTTCAACCCACAAATAGGAAATTAATTATATAATATTTTATCATGGAAGAAAACAAACAAACAGATCTTGAGGATGTAATCCAAGAGGTCGAGCAAGAAACGTCTGAGGTTGAAGAGACTAACGAAGTTGTTGAAGAACAACCTGAGTTAGACTTAGAAAAGTTCGAAAGTAAAGATGACCCTAATGTTATTAAGGTAGACTTATCGCAGCCAACTACTGAAGAACCTCAAGTTGAAGAGGTTGTGGAAGAAGTTGTAGAGCAAACTGAAGAGCCAGTTATTGAAGCTGTAGAAGAAAACGCTACGCTACAAGAGGTAACTGATGAAGACGTACAGGATTTTAAAGAAGAAGTAGTTGAAGCTATAGATCAAGCTGAAGCTAGTGGCGAACCTCTACCAGAGAACGTTCAGAAGCTACTTGATTTCATGGCAGATACAGGTGGTGATCTCGAAGATTACGTTAGATTAAACCGTGATATTCAAGATATCGATGATCAAGACGCTCTACGAGAGTACTACCAAAGAACTAAACCGCATCTATCATCAGATGAAGTTGACTTTCTAATGGAAGATCAATTTGCTTATGATGAATCAATAGATGACGACAGAGATATTAAACGAAAGAAATTAGCCCGAAAAGAGCAAGTTGCTGAGGCTAAAGCCTACTTAGACGGGCAAAAGTCTAAATACTACGAAGAGATTAAAGCTGGAAGTAAGCTCACTCCTGAGCAGCAGAAGGCAATTGATTTTTTCAACCGATACAATAAAGAGTCTGAGCAAACGCAGAAGACTGCAGAAAGACAGAAGTTAGTTTTTAACAAGAAGACCAATCAGGTTTTTAACGACAGTTTCAAAGGTTTTGATTATAACGTCGGAGATAAAACATACAGGTACTCAGTTAAAAATACTGACCAAGTGAAAGACACGCAGAGCGACATCAACAATTTCGTTAGAAAGTTTCTAAACGAAGACAATACGATGGAAGATGCAAATGGTTATCACAAGAGTCTTTTTACAGCCATGAACGCGGATGCTATCGCTAGACACTTCTACGAACAAGGAAAGGCTGATGCTTTAAAAGATACAGTAGCTAAGTCTAAAAATGTTAATATGGATCCAAGACAATCGCATGGTGCGGTTGAAGCGGGTGGTATTAAAGTTCGTGTGTTAGGCGATGATTCAAGCTCTTTTAAATTTAAAATTAAAAACAAAAAGTAAAATTAAGAAATTATGGCAATTACTGCAGGAGGTAATTTAAATAGCGTATTAGCACCACAGAAGGTGACGCTATCATCAAATTATTTAGATTTAGCTGCTACAGCCAACGAAGGTTGGGCGCAGCAATATGTACCAGATCTAATGGAGAAAGAAGCTGAGGTGTTCGGTCCAAGAACAATCTCTGGTTTCCTTTCACAAGTTGGAGCTGAAGAAGCGATGACTGCTGACCAAGTTGTTTGGTCTGAGCAAGGTCGTTTACACCTTTCATACAAAGGTACAATGGATGTTGACGGTGGTGTCACTGGAGGTAACGGTGGTAAGTTCACTTGTACTACTGATATCGACGGTAACGCAATCACTACTACTCACGGTGTACGTGTTAACGATACTGTAATCTTAGCTTCTAATAACAAAGTTATTAAGGCTCTTGTTACTGAAGTAGATGGTGCCGCTATCGAAGTTGAACCATATGATGCTGCTGACTGTACGGGTCTTTCTGAAACTGCTAGCGCTACTACACTACTTGTGTACGGTTCTGAGTTTGCAAAGGGGACTAACTACAACAGCGCTGCTGCTGCTGCTACAGACCAGCGTGGAGCTAACGAGCCTACGTTCAAGTCTTTCAGCAACAAGCCTATCATTATCAAAGACTACTACGAAGTATCTGGATCAGATGCGTCTCGTATTGGTTGGGTAGAAGTAGCTGCTGAAGACGGTCAATCAGGATACCTTTGGTACCTAAAGGCTGAAGCTGACACTCGCGCTCGTTTCACTGATTACCTAGAAATGGCTTGTATTGAAGGTATCAAAGGTAGCGGTTCTAACGACGCTGACGCTTTCCTTGGTAGTGACGGTGATGCTATCGGTACTGAAGGTTTATTTGCTGCTATCGAAGATCGCGGTAACTTATCTTCTGGTATCACTGGTGTTAACGCTGCTACTGACCTAGCTGAGTTTGACGCTATTCTAGCTGAGTTCGATAAGCAAGGTGCTATTGAGGAAAACATGCTTTTCCTTAACCGTGCAACTTCTCTAGCTATTGACGATATGCTTGCATCTATGAACTCATACGGTGCTGGTGGTACTTCTTACGGAGTATTTGATAACGACGAAGACATGGCTCTAAACCTTGGCTTCTCTGGTTTCCGTCGCGGATCTTACGACTTCTACAAGTCTGACTTCCGTTACTTAAACGATCAAGCTACTCGTGGAGGTATTAACGCTACTGCTGGTTCTGCTGCTATTCGCGGTGTTATTGTCCCAGCTGGTACTTCAACTGTATACGATCAGCAGTTAGGTAGAAACCTTAAGCGTCCGTTCCTACACGTACGTTACAGAGCTTCTCAAACTGATGACCGTCGCATGAAGACTTGGGTGACTGGTTCAGTAGGTGCTGCTACATCTGCGCTTGACGCAATGCAGCTTCACATGCTATCTGAGCGTTGCTTAGTAGTTCAAGGCGCTAACAACTTCATGTTGTTAAACTAATACTATACTGACTGAAACTACCTCACCTTCGGGTGGGGTAGTTTTATATTATTTAATTATATTATATTATGGCTAAAAAGAAAAAAGAAGTAGAGGTTGTAGAAGAACCTCTAGTGGTAGAAGAAGTAGTTGTTGCTGAAGCACCAGCTCCAAAACCACAACCTAAACCAACTCTAGTTGTAGAAGAGAAACCAAAAAATACTTGGGAGATTAAAGATAGAGTTTATTATCTAACTGGTAATAAAAAACCTTTATCTAGATCAATTAGATCAACAGGTGTATACTGGTTTGACGAAGAAAAAGGATACGAAAGAGAACTTAAGTATTGTGAAAATCAAAGAACTTGCTTCGTAGATGAAATGAAAGGTGATCAAAGACTTTCACATATCATATTTAGAAACGGTGCTTTATTTGTTCCTAAAAACAAAACAGTTCTACAAAAGATGTTATCATTGTACCATCCACATAATGGGTCAATGTTTTACGAATATAAGCCAGTTGAAATAGCTGCTAATGAATTAGATATTCTAGAGATGGAAATCGAAGCTCTAGACTTAGCTAGATCGCTAGACATTGAGTTCATAGAAGCTATTATGCGTGTAGAGATTGGATCTAAGGTATCAGAGATGAGTTCTAAGGAGCTTAAACGAGATTCTTTACTATTTGCACGTAAGAATCCAACTTTGTTCTTAGAACTTGCGAAAGATGATAACGTACAGTTGAGAAACTTTGGTATCAGAGCTGTTGAGATGGGTATCATTAAGCTATCTAATGATCAACGATACTTTATCTGGAGTTCTAACAATAGAAAACTCATGACTGTTCCGTTTGACGAGCATCCTTATTCTGCTCTAGCACAATGGTTCAAGACTGATGAAGGTATGGAGGTTTACTCTAATATCGAAAAAAGATTAAACTAATTAGTAATGTGACTGCCCTTCGGGGCGGTCACTATACTTTAAAAACGAATTATGGCAGTAAGTGTAGACACGGTATATCAAAGAGTATTAGCTCTTGCTAATAAAGAGCAGAGAGGTTATATTACACCACAAGAATATAACTTGCTTGCCAACCAGGCTCAAATGCAAATATTTGAGTCTTATTTTTATGCTAAGAATCAGAGAGAAAGAGCTGAGCCAGATAGGACAGCTGAGGTTGACGAGACTGATATTAGCGAACTAATAGATTTAAAGCTTAGACCTTTTCTAAGCGTAGAGACTGTAACAAGTGGAACTACATATCCAGCTACAATAACCGCTGACAGTGTTACATATAACATATATCAGACAGGTAATATTTTCTACAACGGTCAAGTATGCAGCAAGATATCGATTAACGAACTGAACCGCATGTCTCAATCAGTGAGACACTACAGCACTACACAAAATCAAAGCCCAGTTTATATCGACAGTTATAACTCAGGCCAAGACGTGCTTGTTTATGCTGGTCCGTCAGCTGATGGTACTTTTGCTAATAAAACATCTGGCGTAAACATAGAGTGTTTTAGAAAGCCAAAGATCGTTGAGTGGGCTTATGTAGTTGTAAACGAAAAAGCTTTATACAACTCAAACGTAGCTGTAGATTTTGAGCTACACGTATCTGAAGAAGATACTCTAGTAAATATTATTCTTGGTCTAGCTGGTATTGTAATAAGCAAGCCTGGTCTACTTGACGTGGCTTCTCAGATAACAGCTAACGAGAACAACAATCAAAAACTGTAATAGATGGGTATAATTAAATCAGCTCCTCAAGCATATTACGATAATACAAACCCAGACTTTGGTAATTATCGATATGTTCCACTGAGTGACATTATCGCTTCGTTTAACGCGGCGTACGTAGGTAGAGGTAAGATATGTGAAGGCGTGTTAGGTATGGATGTAAACTTCCATGCTATACGCGCGTTACAAGAGTTAAGCTACGATACTCTAAAATGTACTAAAGACTTGGAGGTTGAAGTGCCTTCATCTTTGGTTTTAGTTATGCCTTTAGATTATGTTAATTATGTAAGCCTTCAGTGGGTTGATGATAGCGGTATATTCCGCCGATTATATCCTACTAATAAATCTGGTAATCCTTTTGACGTCAACGAAGCAGTTCAAGGCTATGGTGGTTTTACTACGACAGGAGCTAATGACGACCTAACGAGAACAGCGGCAGACAGCGACGGCAACTTTGGTTCTGAGAGTTTCGATAAGTTTAAAGCTCAAACAGCTAATGATATTGGTAATCTAGATGCTGACGAAATCGATGATGTATATGGTGATTTAGTTGGTAGTAGATACGGTATTGAGCCTCAGTATGCTCAAGCAAACGGTACGTTCTTTGTAGATGAAACTCAAGGTAAGTTCCACTTCAGCTCGAGCATAGCGGGTAAAACAGTGGTACTCAAATACATTAGTGACGGTATCGTATCTACAAGCGCTGCTGGTATTGATCTTACGGCTTGTGAAGTACCGAAGCTTGCTGAAGAAGCTATTTACAAGCATATCCTTTACGGAGTGCTATCAGCGAGAAAAGATACACCAGGCGGTTTGCTTGGTCAACTCAAGCGAGAGAAGTTCGCTGAGACAAGAAAAGCCAAGCTTAGGCTTTCAAATATTAAGCTAGAAGAATTAACTCAAGTACTTAGAGGTAGCTCTAAAATAATCAAGCACTAACATATGGCAGAGTTGAGAAAAGACTTCTCAAAAGCCCGCATGAACAAGGACATGGACGAACGTCTTGTCCCGCCGGGCGAGTATAGAGACGCAAACAATATACAGATATCTACGTCTGACGGTTCTGACATAGGAACTGTTCAGTCGTTGTTTAGTAATAAAAGCAGAGCTCTTGTTAACTATAGCAGCACTGGAGCTGCTCAAAACCTATACGGCGGATCAACTGTTAAACATACTATCGTTGGTTCTGTAGCAGATGCCAGCAAAGATAAGATTTACTATTTAGTTTCTGGTGGAGATCAATATGACTCTTCATCATATAATAGCACACGTAAAGATTACATAGTAGAATATGACACTGTAAAAGAAACTAACAAATATGTGTTTGTAGATATATTCGGTGTAGATACAACTGTGTCCGGCACGCCAGGATCAAACACAACTTTCCATATAGCATTAGGAGCTGGTAGCTCTATTTACAATATAGGTGTAAGAGTAGGTATGAATATAACTAGTACCGCTACTACGCCTAATACTATTTTAACTAGTGATGTGATCGTGACAAATGTAGAGTACGACACAAGTGGTGGCACTAACAAGTGGAAGATTACTACCAACAAAGCTCACGGTCTATCTGACACGAACGCTTTAACGTTTGAGTCAAAAAGAGTTTTAAACTTTTCTAAGTTTACGCTGATAACTGGTATTAATATTTTAGATGATTTTATATACTGGACAGATAATGAGCACGAGCCTAAGAAGATTAGCATCAGCAGAAGCATTGCTGGAACAGGTGGAACAGTAGAGTTAAATACAGAAGCGACTCAAACATTTAACGGAGACACTGACAACTTCCACACTAGACTAGTAAAAACTAACAACGCTTACGCTAACGTAGAAAACATACTTTCTGTTGCGGTTAACAACGCGGGTGCGAGACCTGTATATGTAGACGAAAGTCACGTCACTGTTATTAGAAAATCACCAACTCAACCGTTAGAGCTAGACATGTTCAGAACTGGTGTTGAGCGTATAAAATCTAATGGCGATGTAAACCCGACAGAGGGCTTTGTGTCAAATGTATCATTAAGCTTTGGTAACGTAACGTCAGGTAATCAGAACTACACTAACGCAGCAAGCATTACATTTGATGATCAGGTTGATTTTAGAGATGATGATATACTACTTATCACGCTACAAGACAACTTAGATCAAGACCTACCTGAAGAAGATTATTTTGATATTAGAGTTAGAGTTTTAAATTCACCTATAACTAATGCGAATAATATATCTTTCGGTCCTTTTATTGTAGAGTTTTTAGGTGCTAGTGTAGATGGTCAAGCTTATTTAAACGGAACATCTACAGACACGTTAAGCGTTAAGCTCGATACTAAAGATGTTATATTTAAACACAAGTTCCCTAGATTTTCTTATAGATACAAGTATCAAGATGGTGAGTACTCAACGTTCGCGCCGTTTAGTGAGGTAGCGTTTTTAACTGATGACTACGAGTATCAACCAAAGAAAGGTTATAACTTTGGCATGTCTAATCAGCTTAGAGGTTTAAAGATATCTGGCTTCGTAGGTAATGAAGATATCATGCCTGAAGATGTGGTTGAGATCGATATACTGTACAAAGAAACAAACAACCCAACTGTATACTCTGTTAAAACTATTAAGCCTACAGACACAGAGTGGCCTTCAGCAAACGGTATTACAGATGGAGACAGAGGCGAGTTGTTAATAAACACAGATCTTATACATGCTGTAGTTCCATCTAATCAGTTACTCAGACCCTACGATAACGTACCAAGGAAAGCGTTAGCGCAGGAAATTACAGCTAATAGATTAATATATGGTAACTATGTTCAGAACTACACCGTAGACGGAAGCACGAGCTTAAACGTAGGTTGCGAAAGAACTACGTACGCGGATGGAGAGTTTAACTACGCCCCACCTTCGGTTAAGTCCATACGTAAATACCAAGTTGGTGTAGTATTTAGCGATGAGTACGGTAGAGAAACTCCAGTATTGAGCTCGAAGTCTTCTTCAATATCTATACCTATAAACTACTCTGATACTAGAAATAGAATATCTGTATCATTTGATCCTAAAAAAGCTAACGTACCTAGTTGGGCAAAATACTTCTCGTATTACATTAAAGAGCCGTCAGCGGAGTATTATACTATGGCTAATGACAGATGGTATAACGCTGATGACGGAAATATATGGTTATCGTTTCCTTCTGCTGATAGAAATAAAATACAAGAAGACGACACTATTATACTAAAGAAAGCAGCAGGCCAAGATACTGCTGTAAAAATAGACAACAGATATAAAGTATTAGCTATATCAAACGAAGCTCCAGACTTCATAAAAAGAACTAGAAAAGTTCTAGGTTCAGTAACAGGTACTTTAGGTGTTATCGGTGAAGCGAGTGGTAACTTGTATCCTCTACCTAACTCTAACAAGATACAGATTTCTGGTGGTAACTTTATTACAGCGTTCGGAGATAAGCTACACGTGTTAACTCCTGATGAACTATATTTAAAGGTTTCTTTTGGTAACAATCAGTCTGAAGAGTACGAAGTATCTAGATTAATAAAGGACGGCGCTGTAACTGAAAATAATCCAGAAGGTAGTGGCGATTTTATACTAACTACAACCAAAGTCTTCGGCCAAGATATGGCGTTTACGTCGCCAACAGAAAGTGCTGCAGACGCTGTTGACACGATACGTATAGAGTTAATAGAATACGAAGTTCAAAACAAGCCCGAGTTTGACGGTAGATTTTTTGTTAAGATTTATAAAGACTCTTTAGTACAGCAATATGTTTTAATAGATCAAAATCAAGATTTAGTACCTACTTTATCTTGGGAGTTAAGATATTTAAACAACAACGGGTACAACAACGTCGCGGCAGACGGGTCTCTTGTACCTCCAACAATTGAGGCTAGTTCGGGTGCATTTCCATACGGTATATCTTTTGCTGAAGATATTAATGGCAACGAGGCTTTAGGCTCTACTTTTGTTTTACCTAGTGACTCAGGCGACTCGCTACACCCAACTGAGTGGTCTTATCATACCCCAGCCTACGATTGGACTAGCGACTATGTATCTGCTGATGATATAGATGATAACCCTATACAAGCTATTAACAATCACTTAGGTACTATACTCGGTGGTGGTGGTGTTTCTGGTTTTTGGCAGTCTATAGATAATGCTAATTGCTTTTTTATTGATCAAGCTACTGCATACTCTTGGGACGGTTACAACAGGCCTGGTCAAATGGGTATTGACGACGACTTCTATTCTATAGGTGGTTTAGCGAGTAACTATTCTGAAGGTGGTATTACTTTCGGTGGAGTTGTAAATACAGTGGCTAACACTCCTGGTAGCTCCTCTTCTAATGCTGAGCATAGAGGCCAACCAAGTAGAGGTATATGGACAGATGGTGTTTACTCTTATATTGATATATCGTGGGTTGGTGCTAATCCGGGGTATAACACGCCAGGTGCGGATAATCAAAACTTCAACCACCTGCTTCAAAACGATCAACAAAGCCAAGACGCTTGGGAGTTTATACAAGAGCTGGTTACGCCTAACACTACATTTAGGTTCAGTAGAGATCCAGACGCACAAGAATACACTGTTCAAGGCACATACGGATATGGTGGTTCTTCCACTACAACTATAGATTATAGTAATCCTAATTTTTATGCTAATGGAACAACCAATTATACAGGTGTTTTTGGCATAAGAAACTTCAGAACACTCTCTACTCTTTACAGTAATAAAGATCAGTTTAGACGTGAAAATATGCGTCAGCGCTGGACAATAAAAGTTTTTCCAGCAATTGGCGACACGGCACGTGGATATAACCCTGTTAAAGGTACTAAGCCACCAACTTTAGGAGGTCCAATCAGTTCGGAAGATGGCTACAGACGAGCTTTACATCATGACTTTAGTGACTTTGATACAATACAAATACTAGAGCCTATCAGCAGTTTAACTGGCCAAGATGACACGTTTACTGAAAACCCAGCGGTTTGGGAGATAGAACCTAGAGAGTCTGTTGAACTCGATATTTACTACCAAGCTTCACCAAAGATACCAATTGTACTAGACAACTCAACTAACGAAGAGCTTCTGCCTATTGGATCTACATTTGTTTTACCAGCGCAAGAAGCTACTCAAACCATTGACACTATACCTGAAACAACACACACGATTACGGGTTGGGACGAGCAAACTATTACGTTCACACCAGCGCTAACTCAAGGTTATCAGTTTATAGAAAACCAAGTTGTGAGGTTTAACAAGTATAATAACTACTCGCTAGACCTTAGGCTAGACATACAAGCCTCTTCTTCTGCTGGTGGTACGACGCTGAAATTAAGTGGTGGCCCGTCAGAGGAATTAGTATCTCTACAAACACCTTATCAAACACATTACCTAGACTGGAGTAACTGCTGGTGCTTTGGTAATGGAGTTGAGTCGGACAGAGTCAGAGACATGTTCAATGATCCTCAAATGGATAACGGTGTTAAAGCATCAACTGTGTTAGCAGATCCATCTTTACTAGTAGAAGAGAGACGTAAGCACGGTTTAATTTGGTCTGGTATATACAATGGTAATAGCGGTATCAATGAGACTAATCAGTTTATTCAAGCTGAACCTATAACGAAAGATATCAATCCGGTATATGGTAGTATACAACGACTACTTAACAGAGAGACTAGATTAGTTATGTTCTGTGAAGACAAGGTGCTTAGAGCGGTTACAAACAAAGATGCGTTATATAATGCTGATGGTAATCCTCAGCTTGTGTCTAGCAACGCTGTTGTTGGTGATGTAACTCCGTATGCTGGTAGATACGGTATCGGTAGAAACCCTGAATCACTAGCTGTTACTCCTAGCTCTTCGTACTTTACAGACGTTATTAGAGGTAAGGTCTTAGCTTTGTCAAACTCAGGTGACGGTGTAAGAGAGATATCGGCGGTAGGTATGAAAGATTATTTCGCTGATTACATGGCTGAATACGTGGGTACAGCAAGAGGTAGTTACGACTCTCGAAAGAAAGAGTATAATATTACTATAAACAAAAAATACGAAAACTACCAAGCGCAACCTCACGAGCAGACTACAGTATCTTACAGTGAGTACTCAAAAGGTTGGATAAGTTTTAAGTCGTATTATCCTGATACAGGTGTAAGCTTAAATAATAAATACTATACGTTTAAAAACGGTTTAATTTGGGAACATCACTACGAGCAAGACGCAGGTACATCAAATTCTCAAAATCAATTTTATGGTACTCAATACAAGTCTGACGTAACCGCTGTATTTAATGAGATGTCTGAATCTGTTAAAGGTTTCTCAACTATTAAGTACGAAGGCTCAAAATCAGCCGTTCCAGTATTCCAGTCTCTTAATAACCAAAACTATTTTAACGGAGACTACAGCACTAACAACGGTTTAGTAGACACTGATAATGTAAATGACGGTGAGTACTACAATATATTCGGTAAAAACGAAAGCCCACTTGGTTGGTACGTTGATAATCTAGAAACAAATCTTCAAACATGCGGTGAGCTTTATTTCAAGAATAAGGAAGGTAAATATTATGCATATCCTACTGGAGAAACTACAGCTTTAACCAACTTAGATACTAGAGAGTTTTCTGTTCAAGGTATTGGCCAAGCTAGTATCGTCCACGGCGATAACACCGTAGGTAACCAAGCTACACTAACGTTTATCAATAACATAAGTTCGTCAGAATCAGGTATGGATGATACTGATGGAAGCCCACAAGCTGTAGGTATAACTCGATGGACAGTTTCAAGCGCTACTTATTCAGCTACTGTTGGAACAGCTATTGGATCTAGTCAAAGTGTAGAGATGATAATTAGTCCTTTTTATGACGGTGTGTATACTGGTCACCCAGTCACGGCTTCTAACTTTGAGCTTCAAGATGGCAACGAAAGTCCTACTGGTACATTCACTGTAGACTCTGACACTAAGATTAAAACTGGTAGCGCTCTCAATGTTAACTCAGCGGTATCTAGTGTTGTGTTCTCTGACACTAGCGTTGCTGGCGATCCTGCGAATACAGTCAAAGTAACAGTCAACTTGAGGTCAGACTTTAATCCGTCTGGCGATAGCACTACTATATTAGATATTGATGAAACAGAAGCTAAGAGCAGTAGAGACAGATCATCATGTTTGTTAGTTCAGTACGACAACCTTGATAATGCAACTGAGACTATTAACGCAGTAACAGGTATATCTACGTCTAACGTGGTTAACACTAGCCACGTTGTTACTGAACACTCTGGTAACGTAGCAGAAGGTGAGACAAATATCATCGCTAGTTATACGTTTAGCGCTACTGGAACTAGCTATTACCAAGGTGGAGATCTTGCTCCTGCCGTTATATTTGTAGATCTTGGTGAATACGAAGGCTACTATGAAGCTGAAGTTGAAGAAACACTTACAAGTGGTAACATAACACAGTTTACTGTTAAGATAAAATACACGCCACCAACATCTGGCTACCTAGTTCAAGATCCGGTAGACATGTGTGCATTGTCACATAAAGCTATAATTAAAGCTCTCATCGAAACACCAGCTGCAGCGGCTGACATACCTGGTATATCTAGCGTTGTTATGGATTCAGAAGCTATGGCTCTACCTAATATGAAATCAATATTAGTTAACGGATCAGCGGGCAGCAAGTATCAACTTTCGTTTGAAAAGAAAACTAGCTTAACTAGTGGTGTTACAGCTTCTAGTGCGGGTCACTACAACTTTGTAACAAACACTTTCGTAGATAATCCAGCCCCGATCACTGGTACTATACCTAACTCAGGTTTTATACGTCACTATGTAGCGTTACCATCTGTAACAGCTGACACTAGATACGACGCTACTATAAGTGGAATAGTTGGTAGCGAAACATCTACTTTAGCTAGTAGAGTTCCTACTGCACCAGGTGATATGAGCATGACACAAAGAGGTGTTAGAACTATTACTATTACCCCAACAACTCAAACAGCATCTGATTTCGGTGTTATACCTACTGCGACTGTAACTAGACTAGCTAACACTAACAGCGATAGGCCACTACCAACTTCTCGTAGAGTAACTGCTATATGCGAAACAAGCGGATCTTCGACGAAGCTGACTATAAGCAAACAAAATGGTCGTATCAAAGAGGGTATGATAGTTATTGATGTATCAAGCAACACTTCAGTACCGCATGAGACCACTGTCTCAGAGATTAGAGATGGTTTTGTAATACTCAGCACTGCTTGTAACATAGCACAAAACACTAGTATTACATTTATAGAGAATAGAGGTAGCTTAGCTTCATTTAGCTTAAGAGTACCAGCTGGATCAGGTAAGACTCTTGCATTAAACTCTAGTGCTAAACCTAGAAGAACAGTAGGTGGTTTAGGAAGTTTGTCTTTTGTTCCTGATTTAGTTACTTCTTCTGCAAGTAGAATAAGACCTAGTACTACAGAATACACTACTGCTCAGCAATTTGAGATTGTCAGCCAAATACCTGTTGGCGCCGCAGTAAGCGGTGATAAAGTCACAATTACGGGTATTGAAGTAACCGCGGTTGACACTAGTATCCCTGCTTTCGATATAAGTCCAGCAGATCCAAACGTAGAGCAATCAAGAGTTGTAGAAATATCTGGTGATATAAACGAAGGAATATCTGTAGAGCAGGTTATAACATCTTTAGTCGGTGGCGACTTGATGGTGCAAGGATATTTAGATGTACCTCAAATAAATATTACTAGCACTGTACCTATTTTTATTGATAACCTAGTAAACGTAACTCCTTAATATGCCTTCAGCAACATTAACATTTTCTGCACCACTTAACGTTTCATGTCAAGTTGGTGACACCGTGTACTACGTCGACACAAATACGGTTGGTGGTTTTTCAGCTTCTACTAACGTTGGTGGTAGTGCTGAAAACACTATAGTAGAGATCGGTGAAATACGTGAAATACAAAACCCTACAAGTAGTGCGCCGGTTATTATAGCTGAAACTACTTTAGGTTATAACGAGCTTAATGGATTAAGTAAGTTTATATTCTTCTCTAAGAATAACAAAGTAAACTTAAACTCACCGCTTGGTTACTACGCTACAGCTAAGTTCATAAATGATAATCATTATAGAACAGCAGAGCTTTACGCAGTAACTACGGATGTGTTTGAGAGTAGTAAATAAGAAGTAAAAAGTGTAACTATAGA